ATAGTTAGCCTTCCAACTATCGCCCCAAATGTGTTGTAAATACTCTGGTGCATCACAATCCTCTTCCAAGTAGTAAAAACCTTTATTCTCTCTGGAATACGTGGACGGGTTAAAGCCTTGCATGTCCTCGCGTGGCACAATTAAATACCCGTGTGATGGTGTACTAATCCAATTTAAATTATTCATATATCCCCTTAATTTAGTTTAACTGTTGAGTTGCCAAGTTCAGCAAAGAAAGAATTATCAAAAAAGCCGTTCCAAGCGTCCCCGTCCTCTTCTATAAATTCTATTAAGTCCTTGCAACTATAATAATTCTCTGTCATTAACTCAACACTTGCCGACCAATTGCCGTTAAAGAATTGATTTGCCAATGCGTCCCCGACTAAGTAAGTGCCGTCCTGTTCGTCCTGTTCGTCCTTTGGTAGTTCGTTATATAATTTATTCATTTTATTGCTCCATTGTTATCTATCCAAAATTCAGTGCCATTGGGTAAACGATTTACATCTAGCCAATCCCTTGCTTTTTGCTTTAAATCTTTTATGCTTGATACATTAAAAAACTCAGTAGCATATGCATCACCTTTAAACATTGCAAAACCATTTTTATATTCTTTTTTGTTATTATTCATTTTATAGCCTCCATTTCATTACCCAGCTCAGTCAATACTTCGTATTTATCCGAACCCAATACGTCCAAGTCAATATATCCCGAGTCAGTTTTAGCCGAACATCTTACATACTCGTCAGCAATGCGACTGGTGCAATGAAACTCCAGCTTGTCCACGACTATATAAAAATCATGAAACATTGTATTAATAATGTCATGAAATTCATAAATGTCATCAAACAACAAATATGCGTTTTCAGTGTAGTTGCCTCGAACGTCCCCAAACTTATGGAATTTGATAGAAAAAACAACACCGTCCCCGTGGTGCGTTTCATAAACATGATAATCAAAATCATTGCTTCCCATGCCTCCCCAATTGTAACTATTATCAGCGCTGGCATAATCCAAGTTTTCAATATCATCAACACTTTCAACTTCCAACAAATCACACGCTTTTCTATATGTAACTTCATAATCAGCAAACGCTTCCACCAAGTCTAGAATATCGACCGTTATATCGTCGTCGCTTCTAACTGGCAAAGTTGTATCCTGACCAAAGATTTTGACATCAGCGCCTCGCAACGCCTCCAAGTCTTTTTTAATATCTTTTAACATTTAAAATTCTCCTATTATTAATAACAACAACAATCCACCAATCAGCGCCACGAACAACGCGCTCGCTAGTAGTTCCATAAAAACATTAAATAACTTAGTCATTAAAATACCCCTTTCTATAAGCGCTATACATTATCCAAAGCCCGTATAAAGCAGAACAAGCCAAGGCAACAACTAAGAGTGCAATAATATTGATTAACATATAACCCAGCCTTGCGCGTCAATGCGTCCTAGTTTAATATCATTCTCCGTTGGTGCTGGTATATGCGATTGTTCCCAGGCTTTACAAAGTCCTATTTCAATAGGTAGCATGTCAAACGCCATAACATAAGCGTCAGAATCTCCAACCGTGTTGAACTCGTATTCAGTTCCAATAGTATCAGCATGCCAAGTGATAAACTTGTGCGCCTCGCTCCTAGTCATCTTTTGCGTTTCATATGTATTCATTGTCTTTCTCCATGTGTTAGCGTAATTGCTTCTTACATTATAGTCATACTTCTACATATGTAGCAATGTATTTATTAACTAATTCTATTTACTTATATATATGGTCTTACCTGGTGCGTTGTACCTAAGCCAGCAATGATAATATCATATGGGTATTGTTGACCAATACGGGGTGCGACCCCGACACCTAATAAAGGGAATACAATGCGCCTGGTATAGTGCTTCTATCCATATAGCTGTATAGAGTAATACAAGTCTAGTTGGTTCAGTCATCAAGCAACGCTATACAATCATGCAACAAGCCAAGCATTATCTCAGTCATCACAATGCAACTCTTTACTTAATGCTTCGATTAATGCTTCAAAAATAACGTTGCACATACACTCTCACACGTCCTCAGTGCCAACCCTGCAATATGCCTATCATAGCAAAAACGCTATAAAAGGCCATGGCATCAGCATTGCAACGCTTTTCAGACGACCCCACCACCCCAAACAGCTACCCGTGCTATATACATAAGGTTTAATCCCCACAGCGGAGGGAAAATACATTATCATTTACCTAAGTAAACAGGAGACCAGTCAAGATGAGTACAGATTTAGTTAGAAACGAGCGTCAGGCAGAGTTTATAAGGCTTTTCGTAGGTTCACAGTGGGCAGGCAACGCTTCTAAGTGTGCTGTTGGAGCAGGATATAGCGAGGATACTGCAAAGCAAAAGGGATATCAGTTGAAGAGGAAGTTTGCTGATAAGATTCAGCAGGAGACTGTTAGAATGATTGCAGATAGCGCTACACTAGGGCTTGCAGGTGTTTTGGACTTAGCCAAGAATGCAAGTAATGATAGTGTTAGACTGCAGGCTTGTAAGGATTTGCTTGATAGAGCAGGGTTTAACGCTATTAATCAGATAGAGATATCGGGGTTAGATAAGAAGTCAGATGAGGAGCTGAAGGAAGAGTTAGATCGTCTTTTAAACGCCAATGTCATTGATGTGACCCCAGAAAGTTCTACAAGTGTAGAAGATGAGGCTATATTAGCAGAATCTAATAATACTGCTGCATAAGGGATAAGTGACGAGTCTACAGTAGGGAAACACTTTGTTATTAATGTTATTAAAAGGAGAGTAATGAAGCACAAGGTTGAAGATTGTAAAGTTAAGTTAAGAGCTATTCATAAGTTGGCTAGTCAAATTAAGTCTGGCATGAAGGTAGATGATATTGAAAGTCATGTGATTGTAATGTTGGCCGAACAGATTCAATACCATACCGAACTCTTGGTACAGGAAGAAGCATGAACGTTGAAGAAGCATTAAAGATTGCTAAGGAATTGCAATTTAGGAAAGATCATAATAAGCTGAAGTATTACAAGCCGTATGAATATCAGGAGAAATATCATAACGCTATAGCGTCACAGAAACTATTGATGGCTGGTAATCGTATTGGTAAATCCTTTTGTGGTGCTGCAGAGTTAGCATTTCATTTGACTGGTCTCTACCCTGACTGGTGGAAAGGTAGAAGATGGGATCGACCTATTAGGGCTTGGGCAGGTGGTGCATCGAATGAAACTACTCGTGATATTTGCCAGAGAGAGTTGTTCGGACAGCCAGACGATCCTTATTCTCGTGGTACAGGTGCAATACCTCTTAAACTTATCGGTGAGGCGACGCGTAAACCAGGTGTACCTAATGCACATAACTCTTGTATGGTAAAGCATGTTTCTGGAGGCTGGTCGAGGATCGGTTTTAAAGCTTATGAGATGGGTAGAGAGAAGTGGATGGGTGAGTCACTAGATGTTATCTGGCTAGATGAAGAGCCACCACAAGAAATCTACTCGCAGTCTGTAACTCGTACAGCGGATAAAGGTGGAATGGTTTATATGACATTTACTCCAGAGAGTGGAATGACTGAAACTATTGCTCAATTTATTAATGATTTAAAACCTGGCCAGTATATGCAACAAGCTGGTTGGGATGATGCACCTCACATGACAGAAGATGTCAAGGAACAGATTCTAGCAGCATTACCTCCTCATGAAAGGAAGATGCGTGAACAAGGCATCCCTACCCTTGGCTCAGGTTTAGTGTTTCCAGTGCCAGAAGATTCTATTAAGTGTGAACCATTTGAAATTCCTGCTCATTTCCCTAGGATTTGTGGCATGGACTATGGTTGGGATCATCCTACGACTGCTGTTTGGGTTGCATGGGATAGAGAAGCTGATATTGTTTATGTATATGATACTTACGGACAGCGACAAGAAGTACCTGCTGTTCATGCAGCTGCAGTTAATTCAAGACCAAAATGGATTCCTGTGATATGGCCGCGAGATGGTAGACAAGCAGATAAAGGATCTGGTACTCCACTAGCAGACCAATACCGAGATTTAGGTGTAAACATGGTAAAGGGAGACAACAGGTCATGGGGAGGTTGGTTCACTAATCCACCAATATCGGGTCAGAGAGAGGGTTCTGGAGGAGTTTCACTAGAATCAGGAATAATGGACTTGCTTGAAAGGATGAAAACGGGTAGACTAAAGATATTCTCGACTCAACCAGAACTGTTTGAAGAGTTACGAATGTACCACAGGAAAGAAGGTAGGATTGTTCCGTTTAAGGATGATTTAATTTCTGCTATGAGATATGCGGTTTTATCGTTACGATTGGCAAGAGTCCATGAAGTACAGATAAGACAGTATGAAGCAGACAGTGACTTTAATATATTTACATAGGAGATACAATATGGGCGGAGTAGTAAGAACATTTAGGAAACTTGTAGCGCCATCAAGAGATCCAGCAGCACCATTGGTTAGAGCGTTCGCTGCAAAACAATCTGAAACAAATATTTTGGAAAATCCAGACAGTATTGGTAATCCAATACCAGTGTTAGCACCAGAAGTAGAAGCACCGCCAGCAATCACAGAGCAGGAAACTCTTCTAAAGAAAAAGAAGAAAGGTCGTTACGGAACTCTTCTAACTGGTGGTAAAGGTGCTTTAGGCGGGCCAGATATTGAAAAGAAATCATTACTAGGTAGTTAATATGGGAAAGAAAAGCGCACCTCAGCCTTTTATTCAACCGATAACAGCTATTCCAGACGCGGTTGATAGAGAAGAGCTAGATAAAAAGACTATAGAAGACATTGATAAGGCTAAAAGAGCTAGAGTTTCTACTAAAGACGGTAAAGATGCACCTCAAGCATCGCTATTAGCTGAAAGAGAGTTCTGGAAGAAGAAGGAATCACTGCTTAAATGATTGAAATCAAGCCCAACGCGGGACAATATGTCACGGATTGGGTGGCAGACCGAGTAGATGCCACCACTTTTGGTGATAGCGTCAATTTCGGTTTCTTTGACAAGGATGAATTAGTAGGTGGAGTAGTCTTTAGTGAGTACCGTGTAGAGGATATTACATTCTCTGGTGCTTTTGAAGATAAAAAGTGTTTCACAAAGCGCAATCTAAGTTACTTCTTTGACTATCCATTCAATCAGCTCAAGTGTCATAGAATTACAGCATATACCGAAACGGACAACGAAAGGGCTAATAAACTACTTAAAAGCCTTGGTTTTACCCGTGAAGGGACTATGCGTGAAATATCAGAAAAAGGTAAGGATGCCAACATATATGGTATGCTTGACCGCGAATGTAAATGGTTAGGAGACTAAAATGGGCAAGAAATCAGCACCTTATGTGCCACCACCACCTGTAGATTACGCTGCAGAATCTCGTGCAAGAGAAAAAGAACAAGCATCAATGGATAAGAAGCTTGAAGATACAAAAACAGAATTATTAGAACGCAAGAAGAAGGGTAGATACTCTCTATTGCTAACTGGTGGAGAAGGCGATCAAGAGGAAGCGGATGTCAAAACTCGTTCTTTACTTGGCACAGGTAAAAAGTAGGAGTAATGTATGGTCGAACAGATATTAAAGCGATTAGCTAGTTTAGAGTCTGGAAAGCAGACTTGGGAAGTTCACTGGCAAGAGATTCTTGATTATGTAATGCCTCGTAAAGCAGAGGTAACAGTTCAATATGCTAAAGGTGCAAAGCGTACCGAGAAGTTGTACGATTCTTCTGCTATACATGCTAATACATTATTAGCTGCATCTTTACAGGGAACATTAACATCAGCGTCGCTGCCTTGGTTTCATCTAAGGGTTCGTAATGAGAGTTTAAATGAATCTCGTGAAGTGCAAGTGTGGCTAGAGGATTGTCGTAATAGAATGTATAAAGCATTTAACTCGTCTAACTTCAATACTGAAGTGCATGAGTTCTATCTTGATATTTGTTCTATCGGCACTGCTTGTATTGAAACAGAAGAGGATGAAGATGGATTCAACTTCAGAGCGCTCCACATTTCAGAGTATTTCATTTCAGAAAACCATAAAGGACAGATTGATACCTTATATAGGAAGTTTCAATATTCTGCTCGACAAGCCAAACAGAAGTGGGGTGATGCAGTAGGCCCTAAGATTCAAGAGGCTTTTGAGAATAACCCTGATAAGAAGTTCACATTTATTCATTGTGTAATGCCTTCTGAAGAATATCATGGTAAGAAGCAGTCTAAGTTGCCTTATGTAAGTATTCATATTAGTAAAGAAGACAAGAATATCGTTCAAGAAGGTGGTTATAACGAAATGCCATACCTTGTAACACGATGGTCTAAGGCTTCTGGCGAAGAATATGGTCGTTCACCTGCTTATAATGCTCTACCAGACATCAAAACTCTGAACAAAGCAGTGGAATTAGGCTTAAAAGCATGGGCAAAAGCAATCGATCCACCACTTCTAGTAGAAGATGACGGAGTAATCGGCAGAGTTAAGACTAATCCATCAGGTATTACTGTTGTTCGTAGAGGTGATGCAATTAAACCACTTAATACTGGTGCAAGATTTGATGTATCTGATATGAAAGAAGGTGAGTTGCGTGGCGCTATTAAACAAGCGTTCTTCTCAGACCAACTAGAGCTTCAGCAAGGTCCGCAGATGACTGCAACAGAAGTGCAAGTTCGTTATGAATTAATGCAAAGATTGCTTGGTCCTACTTTAGGTAGATTCCAAACAGAGTTCTTGAATCCGCTTATCGAAAGATGTTTTGCAATTATGCAACGAAACGAGATGCTTGCACCTGCACCAAATTCTTTAGATGGTGTTGATATCGATATTGAATATGTTGGGCCTCTAGCGCGATCTCAGAGAATGGAAGAGGCTACTGCTGTAGAGAGACTGTATGAGATGGCAGCTAATCTTGCACAGATTGCTCCAGAGGTTATGGATAACATTGACCATGACAAAGCAATCCGTTCTCGTGCTGAATTACTAGGTGTTCCTAAGAATATCATGCGTGACCCTCAAGAGATTCAAGAACAACGTCAGGCACAGCAAGAGCAACAACAAGAGCAAATGGCTATGCAACAAGCACAACAAGGTGCAGACCTTGCAGCTACTGCTGTTCCTACAGCACAACAGATCACACCTGAAAATATTGAAGAAACACAAGCAGGCGTGGAAGCAATGATGGGGGCTATGGAAAATGCCTAAAGCCATTGCCAAGATAAAAAGAGATTATGCTGACTGTTTTGGGTCTATATCTGGGGGTAAAGTCCTAGAGGACCTACGCAGGGCATATCAATTACGGGAATCCTACACGAAAGGCGACCCGTATGAAACCGCGAGGAGGGAGGGCGAGCGTGCTGTCTATCTTCGTATTTTAACTATGTGTAATATAAAAGAAGAGGAATAAAATTATGAGTGAAGAAATGGTCACAGAAACAACGGATAATGCTGTAGTAGCACCTGTTGAGAGTGG